CGTAAGGTCGCTCCAATAGGAGCCCTGTTACGGCAAGTCCGGTCCCGTGTATACGAGCGGACTTGATCCTTGATCATGGATTCCCATGAGGAAGGATTCCGCCGCTTCCGAAGCATTTCGGAATTGGAGGAATAGATCGCCGGAGGTCAAACCTACCCCGATCTTTCTCGATATTATGTTCGAGAAATGGAGGATCACTTTTGTAAGTGGATCCCCCATGAGCACGCCCCTGTACAGGGTGACGCGTCTCAATTGGTCATTGACTGCGTGACCAATTTTACTTAATGGCCCAGTGGCCGTAAAGTAAACGTTCCGGGGCTGGAAACAGACGCCCAGAACTATGCCTTGGAGAAGTGGTGGTATACCACACTTCTTCATCCACTTTGCTGCGACTCTTCGCGCAAAGCCGTGTACCATTCGGTCAGTTGCCTCTTGGTAATCAGTACTGCAGAACCATAGGTCTTGCCAGTACATGACTCTATCAATGTGATCATTGAAAGTGTCTTCGACACGTCGTTTCCGATCTTCGCGGAACATGATGTCATACATCTCTTCTGACGTAAAGTCACGAAAGAGATTCCATCCGTGGTGGGATTTTCCCATTCCGGACGATGAACTCGAGACCCCCTTCTTAAGTGGGTAAGAGCATATCTTAGAGACTGTGTCTAACACAATCTTTAAGGCCGCGTGTCCTTTTGTAACGACACGGGCTTTTGAGGGTTCTCTCACAACTGTGAGGTGTACCTCTCTTAGGGTCTCTACCGGTGTGTAGAGTACCTCATCTAGACACGCGTGAAACATCGCGGTGCCTATGCTTTCGAATCCTTCCTTTGGACGGAATTCGAGGGGTTTCCCCGTGTCCATATCCCGAATGGGAATGGGCATTTCTTCATACTTGGCCATAAGGTCGAGCATGGCTTGGGCGGTTCCGCCCTGGGCTCGGTTGGATTCCCAACACGCAGCTCCGGTTACTGAGATACGAGCTTTCGTATCCAGTCCTGTAAAGACGTGGTCAGGGATATCCCTGATCACCTCATCCATGGCTGCGCTTATTAGCGCACCCTGGGTTTTTGTAATCTCTGGGGGTGGGGAATCCACCGACAGAAGAAACTTCCTCTTGGATCTTAGGACCACAAGGGGAGGAGGGGTCCCAGATCCTCTCGTCTGGGACAGAGTTCCTGCAAGGTATAACCTTGAGAAACTTTCATGTCTAACCGCACGTTTCCACGTCGCGGATAGAAAGGATTGTATCCATCTCGGAGTACTATCCATCTGGCGAATACCTGCCAGGGGTTCATCCATGTGTATTACATGTTTGAACTGCTTACGAGCTTGCTTAAGCTGCTCGTAATGAGTGACCTGTTCGTCTAACGAAAGGTCAGTTACCTCACCGTCGAAGAACTCGTCGGTGAGTAAGATCGATATTGCTTGTATGACAAACATATCGTATTTCTCCCACGTCCAGATTTCTTCTGGGTAGGAGATGAACCGTTGTAGGAATAATCCATCAACGGTTTTAAGTACCTCTATGAGCCTTTGGGCTCTATAGACGCGATTCCGTTCTGTTGAGTAATCAGCATAACGGTTCAGCTCGTCCTCTTTCCAGAGAGGATCGTGCTTTCCTCGGACGAAGAACGATATTCTTCGAAAGAGTGTGTTGGCGAAGTTCCTTAGGGAATCTTCACCTTTCGCAGATTTGCGAGCACGCTGGATCCTGTGACCCCAGTGTGTATGATTGAAGAGAAGATACATCTTCTCGTCATGATCACGTATCTTGGTGAACCAAGTTACGTTCTTACGGTCAGACCCGCATAGGCGGGGACTGATCTTGTCTTGTAGCCGGTGGCAACCACCGGGCCAGACATTAATTTTCGGTTTCTCCTCCATATATTGGGAGGCGAAAGCCCATCCTGCAAGGATCCTAAAGGGGTCCTCGTAGGTATCCCGTGGTCCGTCATAGACGGGCTCAGGGATGTCGTCGTCGTCGTGTTCAGAACACGATGCGATGAGTGAGCCGAAGAGGGAATCCTCTACGGTTTCACAATCGTTTCCCTGGTTATCCAAGGATCGATTAAAGAACCCATCTTCCATGAGAAAGGGTTCTACCTCCTTCGAGAGCCGGCTACCGGC